CCATCATTTCAAAGCGGGATTCATAATACTTTTGTAGTTCAGGAGTCATTGTTTCCTCAAAAGAACATTAAAAAATTGCTGTTACTGCCGCTAGGCGCAGGAGGTGCAGTAAATATCCACCCTGAGTTATTGCCCGCATCTGTGGAATTTGCCCCTGCATACCATGAAGCCCCACCAGTAGCTGTAGACCTTGCGATATACAGAAAATCTGCGCTTACAGTACCGCTTGACTTAGATAGCGTGTGGTTTGAAATAGTCGTGGAGGTAATGGTTAAAAGTCTTGTTGATTCTCCACTGGCATTCCAATCGGCAAACGTATTTGTTGTACCAACAGTAAAGAAGATAGACGTTGCACCAGTGCTTTTATAAGTATTGGTAATGTTGCTAAATGTGTTTGAGCCTGTGATTGTCAATGTACCAGCACCACCTTGGTTTAATGTGCAGTTAAACGTAGAGCCACCGCCAACAAACGTCTTGGCAGTAGCGGCAGTCATGGAGATTGCGCCTGTGCCTGTTCCTGCTGTTGTTGTAAACCCTGTTGGGGCGGCATTGTTAAATGACGTTGTGTTTGCAGTAGGACAAACTAATGTGCCACCATTAAAAGTTAAATTTTTTGTTCCTGTAGCAGTTGTAAATCTTGTTCCAACAGTATATGTAAAGCCATTTAAATCTAATGTTCCATTGGTTAGCGTTGTTGTTACGCCTGTGCCTGTTATTAGCGCATCTTGCAATTGAAAAGTTCCACCTACACTATTAATTGTAATAGGCTGAGTAAATGTTTTTGCAGAACTTGTGATTTGTTGTGTTGTCTGTCCATAAAAAAACAGCAAACCAGTACCTGATAGCGTAATGCCAGTACCATTAATCCAATTACCAAAAATTGAACAAGCGTTACTTCCATTTGCCAACGTCATGGTATTTGACGTTCTCAATGACATATCTATTGTGCCAATAAAAAATGCGCCATTGATTGTTGTTGTTGAACCTGATGCGGGATATGTAGCCGCAGGGAATACAGCAGTATCTTGTGGTAATGGAAACATAGTTGCATCTAATGCACCACCTGATGTGGCAGACCAAGACCCTGAACCTGTAGCCGCCCAATTAGCAGAACCTGTTTGACCATAAAAAACAGTCTTAGCCGTAGTAAAAGTTATTCCACTATTACCTTTGGCATTTCCGATTCTTGTTCCAGTAGCAGGGGAGGCCGCACCTGCAATAGTTATATCTCTAAAATCAACATCAGTTAAAGATACAGCCGCACAAGTTAATGTGCGTGGAGTGTAAAAGGTATTAGAAAAAACTGCTACACGGTATGCAGAAGCAGTACCTGCACTAACTGTAAATGTGCCGTTGATTGTTTGGTTTGCGCTGATGGAATATTGAACAAGACTAGGAGAAGTCTGACCAGCTATAGATAAGTTATTGAATGTGTTTGCGCCATTTATTGATGCTGATAATATTCCAGTAAATGTAAAAGATACGTTGTAATAAGTTAAGCCACTACCTTGAAAAGTTGGTGTTGCGTTACCAAGATTTATTGTTGATGTACCCGCATTAAAGGTAAGATTAGTTGATGTAGTAAACGTAATACTGCCAGCGGCATTTAAATTAACAGTAGATGTATTTAAATTTATTGTCCTTATGTTTGAGTTACTAGAAGAAAGTGCGCCAACAGAAACGGCATAATTTCCCGATGATGACGTGTCAAATGTTCCGTTAGTTACTGTAATTGTTTGAGATGAAGCACTTAATGCACTTCCAAGTGTCCAAGCACCGCCGACACCATCAAAAGTAACTGCACTACCAAACGCAACTCCATTGGTAGTTACTGTTTTACCTGTTGTCGTAGCGTTAAATGTGGTTGTACCTGTATATGTCCGAGTAAAGTTTGTGGCTTGAAATGTAAGACTACCTGATACTGTTAATCCAATACTTGTGCCAGCAAGGGTCATCGTTCCATCAAGACCTGACGCTGTAAAGTCATTACAGACCCTCGGCGAATTTGCCATCGTGACTGTAAATGCAGTAGCTAATACATTTGAGTTTGCGTCAAAAAATACGTTATCTGCCGCTGTTGGGACAGATGCACCGCCAGCACCACCTGATGAGGCAGACCAATTAGTTGTGCTTGTGGAATCCCAAGTGCCTGTTCCAAGAATCCAATAGCGATCAGCCATTAGACCTCCTCAATAGGAATTTCTTCAACGGGAGGTGCGGTAATTGCAGCAATCCAGTTATCAAACCTCTGCTGTTTCATTGCCTCAATCTCAGCATCTGTGAAAGCATGGTCATCTTCTAAATGCAAAGCATCTGAAAATGTGCCGTACTGTGATGAAAAAGAAAAGTCAATCTTCATAGTCATGCCTGTGTGGTTACTGCTATTACATCCCAACGTGTATTGTTAGAGTTGTAAATACAACCCACATACGTTGTTTTGCTTATGGTTGTTGCTGTTGGCAAAGTTACGCCAATGACTGTGTAGGTTGCATTCCAAGTCAATGCTCTGCTTGTGCCGTTATCCAACAACCTAAATATTAATTTGTCTCCATCAAGAGGTGTCCCTGTTGGTGCATTGATGGTAAGTCCTGCCGCCAACGCTGTGTATGCGTATACATCACTAGCCGATATATCAGGTGTTAAAGACGATGCTGATGCGGCTGAAGTAACTCTTGGGTCAATCCGCTTGTTTGTTAATGTCTCAGTACCTGTGTAAGTGGCAATAGATGCACCTGCCAATGTAGTAGCACCTGTACCGCCATTAGCAATTGGTAGAGCAGTACCTGACAACGTAATTGCCAATGTTCCACTTGTTGTGATTGGTGAACCAGCAACAGACAAGAATGATGGGACTGTTGCCGCAACACTTGTGACTGTGCCAGTTGCAGAATCATTGGAAGTAATCGTAAAGTTAGGATATGTTCCAGTAATACTAGTCGTACCAGCCCCCGTCAATGCCACTGTCTGATCTGGTGCAGAGTTAGTAACTGTAAAGTTAGGATACGTACCACTTGTGCTAATTCCAGTTCCCGCAGTTAAAGCAACTGTTTGGTCAGGAGAAGAATTAGTAATAGTGAAATTGGGGTACGTTCCGCTTGTGCTAATTCCTGTGCCAGCAGTTAAAACTACTGTTTGGTCTGGCGCAGTATTGGTAATATTTAACGTACCAGATGTAGTAATCGGGCTTCCCGTAATGCTAATTCCTGTACCAGCAGTAGCCGCAACACTCGTTACAGTTCCTGAACCTTTACCATTAAAAGTATTCCAATCGGTAGAAGTCAAATAACCGCTCACAGATGTAGTAGCGGCTGGCATTGATATATCAGGTGTTGCTCCACCAGTTGATGCAACAGGACTTGTTGCAGTTACTGATGTAACTGGGGCAGTACCACTAGATGCGGCAGTTATTAGACCTTTGCCGTTTACTGTAAGGGTTGCATTAGTGAACGAGCCAACATTTGTGTTAACTGTAGCAAGTGTTCCTGCGGCAGTCACATTTGCAGAACCATCAAAACTAGGACTTGTATAAGCCAAGTCACCTGTAATGGCTAATGTTCTACCAGTTGTAAGAGTAGCGGCACTTCCAGTAGTATTCTGGTTCAGTGTAGGAATGTCTGTAGCAACAACTGCCCTGAATGTCGGCACTCCAGCACTACCATTGGGTGCGGCTAAAACGAAATTTGCAGTCTTACTTGCGTATGGGTTTAAAGTATCACCATAACCGGCAGACAAAGAAATAACCGGAGTTAAACCACCTGATGAAGCAACTGGAGATGTTGCGGTAACAGCAGTCACCCCTGCACCACTAAAGTAAGAAAGACTATTCCATAGCGTAGAACCATCACCAAGTTTAAGTTTGGATGTGTCCGTTTCTAAACCAATTTCTCCTTGAGCAAGGAGTGTATTTTCCGTTGTCCATTGGCTTGCAGTACCTCGTCTTAATTGAATTTGAATAGACATTAAGGACTTCCTCCGTCTAGGGCAGTTGTACCGCCATAGATTGAATTATAAAAACCACCATCAGCGTTATAAAAGCCTGAACTTGAGCCAGCACCCGACAATCCAGCCGCACCTCGCTCTCCCTTTTCACCCTTTTCGCCTTTGACTTCTCCAACATTGATTACTTTGCCATCAGACAATGTAAAAACTAGGGAGTCATCAAAATCAACTTTGGCATTTACAACTGAAACACCATCTTCACCATCTTTTCCATTTTTACCAATTGACCCGTCTTTTCCATCACGCCCATCTTTACCATCTTTACCATCACGACCAGCATTACCTTTGTCGCCTTGTAAGCCACGATCTCCCTGTTCACCTTTAAGTTTTTTGACTGTATCAACTTGGTCAGTTAACTTAGGTAATTCTTTGTCCAACAAAAGAGCAATGGCAGATACCTTTGCCTCTGTTGAAATATCAGAAAGAATGACTTTTTTAAGGTTCATTGTTCACCAATGATGCTCTTTAAAAACTCATTATCTTTTTGGCTTTGATTTTGTTTGTCCATCATCTGCATTTCAACAATCTTTGCCTTGTTTTTAATGTCAGACTCTTTCAACATCAGATCAGCAATCTTGACCCTCTTGTCAAATTCCCTTTGATTGGCTTCATCTTCATTAGGTAGATTCTTAGTCAAAGATGCACTCATCTTAGCTTGTACTTCTTGCGGCATTAACTGCGCCTCAACAGACAATTTAGTAGCTTCAGCACGATTTTGCTCTGCTTGAGTAGTCTGAACCGCAATATTTGCTTGAGCCGCTTGCATTGCCAACTCTTGTTGCATCTGTTGCATCTGCTGTTGTTCAGGATTAGGTTGCATCATCTCATCCAACTTGGCAATCAACTCCATTCTGTTGGTCAAACTGCTGTTTCCTATGATGCCTTTAAGCAAAATAGGCAAAACAGGGGTATTAGCACCCAAAGTCTGCAACAAACCAATGAATTGTTGCTGTTCGTACTCCCTAGCAATGATGCCAAGCGTAGCTGTAGGTATGAAATTCATGTCCACAGAAGGATAACGCTCTGGGTCAAACTGCATGAACCTAAAAGCCGCCTTTTTGATGAATGGAACAAGGAAATCTTCTTGGAAATTCACCAAAGTACGCTTGTATTTCTTGATAATAGAGGCAACAGCCATCGACATACCACCACCATCACGACTAGATTGGGAAATCATGCCGTTAGAGTCCAGCGTACCAGTTGCTTGTAACAGCATACGTTCAAAATCTTTAGCAGTTGCTAGGTTATTGGGGTCACTCTGACCAAACTTGAATGGATACAGGATTTCATTGGGGTTGCCATTGGTAAGAATAGCCTTACCAGCCTTGACTTCAAACTTCATACCACGGGGTAAGCGTGTGGCATCCATAGCAACCATAGGGGCAGTGGTCAAAGCAAGTGAATCCAAGTGAGCACGAGTCTGAGCATCAATAGCTTTCTGCATATTGAAGGCTTTTTCCACTGTACCTCGCCCCAACAAGCGATTAGGCACTGTATCGTCTTGGTAAGACATTACAGGTCTATCTTTCATCATGTAAGGGTTTTCTTCAGCCTTGAGCAACATACCATCATTGGCAATCACAACAATGGCTTCAACCATATCGGTGTAGTCTTCTGCCGCAGAATTCTCAGGAAACAACTCAACTATGTCCTTGTTTTCCTTCATGTTGTTCAAATACTCACGGGGTACTAACCCGTAGTACGTCAACAACAGTACCTTCTCATCTTGGTACTGGCTAACCTCTTGGGTAGGCTCAAGGTCAGTATCTTCATAGGTAGGGGTAATGTCCACCTTGCGGTAGATTCCACGTTCAATACCCTCTACAATCTTATGAATACTCACGTATTTCTCTATCGCCACCCCCATGCAGTCATCGACCGAAGTGCCATTAGGGTCAAACAAGAAGTTCTTAGGATTGATAGGCATTATCTTGACAGATATACGCTCACGCTCCATCACGCCAATAGCCGCTTGCCCTTGCTGATTGGGGATAGCTTGAGTCGATGGGATGTACTCTTTCTCAGTCTTGACAATGATCTCGCCAATGCCTGTACCATAGATTTCAGCCATCAATTCGATCTGGTCGATAGATTTTCTGATCTTGTCTTTCTTGAAGTCTTCCATCAATTGAGCTTTAATCAACTCAACATCTATAGGGTTTCCACCTATATCTTGGATATTGTCTTCAATGTCAAAGAAGTCGCCTTGCCCAAAGATAGCTTCCATGATCTCAGCATGGCGAGTTTCTACTGCTTGTTGGGTAGCAGGGGTAACAATACGGCTACGCTCAGACTCACGGGTCTTATCTTCAGAAGCCCATTGACCACGGAAGATGCGTTCATACTCTAAATAATCAGGAAGAAAGTTTGTATCTCGCCAATCTCTCCACTTGTCGCAGTGGCTAGTAATGAAATCGGTCAACTCTTTATCAGCCTCAGTAGGCTAATAAAATTCGTTTTGTTCTAGCTTGACTTCTTTGTCTGTTGCCATTTATATCCCCGAAATAATATCTAGAGGCTCCCACTCATCTTCTTGGTCATCTTGGAAGTATGAGGTTATCGCCAGTTGGTCAATGTAGGAAAGAGCATCAGGCAAGTCATCGTGAACACCTTGGGCGGGAAACATCAAGAGTTGATCTTTGAATTCATCCCAATCTTCCTCAGAGTTCAGCACAATACGCCCATGCTCAAACCTTCCTTGGAGACTCCAGATAATTCTGTCAGTCTTTTTCCTGTTGCCATGCGT